TTTTCTTGTTCATTTTGTAGAATTTTGTTTACTTATTGATTTACCTTTTTTTCAATCCATCTGTTAGATAACTGTCCAGATAGAGTGATAGACTCCGCCTGTCTAATGTCGAAATACCTAAAGTACTGATTCCCCAACGCACCATAGGCGGAGTTGAGAAGAATCTTTGCGGCCATCTGTTTGTTGTTAAGTGCGGCAATTTTTTGATCTAGTTCTTTGAGGTCGCCGATACCATCAATTTTCTTTTGTTTTGTCTTCAACATTTCCTTCTTGTACAAAACTCTGTCATCATACATCTTTTGCATAAGTTTTGGGAGGAAACCTTTCTTGTCATTATTATATAGAACACCATTGGGGGTAAGTGACAAGTTACTCTTAGAAATAATTTCTGTATTTGTTTTCATTTCTAATAGATCATCAACGGACGTATCTACTCTATCAGTTTCAACCAAAGTTTCAGGCGAAATGTTGTACTGCATAATAAGGTGCGGATATAGACTGTTCAAGTCAAACGAAAGAATCCAGTCATGCATTCCGACAGTTGGTTCCTTTACATATGCACCGGCGTATGCAGCAGTTTTACTGTTATGTCTTTTTGGGGGGATTACAATATTATCTTTTTTAAGATGATTAAATGCAATCGAGTCCCAAGTTTTGATGGGGGAAAATACCTCATCATAGTTTACTCTCGCCTCGTATGCAATTGTAATCAACAGTTCCAAAAGTTTAAGTTTATCGTCAAGTTTATCGACAAGTTCAACGTCTTTGATATTATAGTCAATATACTTTTGATAATCCTCTTTGTAGAACAAGTGCATGTGTGAGAACTCTGAGTGATCTAACTTTCTTTCACCCAACTCGACAAAGGCAATATGATCGAGGCGATAACTTTCTCTTGTCACATAGGTAAACTTTCGATATAAGTCAAGATAATCGACAATAGTAATACCAAGCACATTAACTTGTTCTTGCAATTGTCCACGAATATTTTTTTGCATTCTATCTACAATGCCCCAAGGAGAAAGTCTTTTAGTGTTACTTTCTCCAAGAATTTTTGTGATACGATTTACAAGATAACTCATATCAAACTGATTAACATTCCAACCAGTCACAACATCAATATCTGCGGCCTCCCACAAATTTAAGAAAGACTTAAGAAGTTCAATCTCACTGGTACATTTGTAATACTTAATATTAATATGTGACAATGACTAATTAGTGTTTTCCCAATCACCCAAACCAAGAACAGTGTACATATCATCATACTTAAGAGTAATGGCGTTAACACGTTCTATTGCCTCTAGAGGATTGGGGAAACCGTTTTCACACTCAACTTCAATGTCAAGTGTTGCAATTCGAATCTTCTCCAAGTCAAATTCTAAATCTGAATAGTTATCTGCAATGTATGGATAAACAAACTGAGTCATTCCATAGAATGAAAGAATACCATCATTTTCTTTTATCTTTGCTCTTGCGGAAGATATATCTGGGAACTTTACCTTCCTCAAATACTTACCGTCAAGAGAACGATGTGATGTTTTTTCTTTTACTTCATAAAAAAGAGATGGCGAGTAAGAAGTGCGATACCTCTTACGCTCACCATCAACAGTTTCTTTGACAAGAATTTTATTTCCAAGATTTTGGATATTAGTATAAAATCGCATGATTCCTCATTATGTAAATTACTAGGTGTATTATATCACACAACGCACAATAAGTCAATCACTAAACTTTAACAAATCCGTGATTTCCGCCTTTTGGTGTTTTGAGTGTTGGCGTGCTTGGTGGAAGAACCAATCCACTTCCAAATATTTTATTGTATTCATTAGTCAACTCATTTACAGGGTCGACAATAAATCCAACATATGATTTGGCAACTGTAATTCCATCTGAAGATTTTGTATATGGCATAAAGGGTGCCAGTCCTACTCTTGCAGTAGCGGTTGTTGTATCAGCATAAGAAGTGGCAATCTGACATACATCTTTTATGTAGATAGTGCCATCTTCTTTTTCTGATACATCACCCATAATCTCTTCACCAGAAATTAGCCGAAGAACCTTAACTGCCATCAGTTGTTTCTGTAGGTTCAGTTGTTTCTACAGGTTCTGGGGTTTCCACTGTTTGTGGGACTGGTTGCTGTTGAATATTTGCAAAATACTGAATTACAGTTTTCAATTTGTCTTCTGCCATTGCAAGGCGACAAAGCTGTTCATCCATTGCTTCAATCAAATCACTATGGTCACCAACACCTACAGAATTTTCAAAATATGTTTGAAGATTTGCAATTGCCATATCTCTTTCATATTCATATTTTCTAATAAGTGCTCTCAGTTTCATACTATTGGAATAATCGAACTTCATCCGCTTTCGCTCCTTTTTTTATCCATTTTTTTTCATTTTTAATGTGTGTTCTTAAACGTTTTTGTAACTCTCTACTTTCTTGAGTGTCACCTAACCATTTAATAACTCTTCTTTCGAACCATGCCCATTCCATGTTTAATATTTTCTGTACAACAGCGGGATGGGCAACTACGATTTTTTTGTTATTCAATAAGTCTTGAATTAAAAGGTCATTTGGCAATCCTGGCGAGAATTCAATATCTCCCATTTCTCCAGAATTTTTAGAAACCTTATAAACCTTATCATCACTCATCTCAATTTCGGTTTCTTGTTTTGTTAATTTCATTAACTATCGCCTTTAACAATCCATTCTTTTTCGTCTTGAATTTCTGCACGGCGTGTTTTGCACAACTTCATCAATTCATTAAGGTGTTTTCTTGCACGAATTCCTGCAGACTTATTACCTTTCAGAAATTTTTCATTTTCTAATTTATATTGTTCTAACTCAATTGTTAGTTGGTCATGTGTTTCCATTTTTAATCCTCATCAAATGATGGGGGGAATGGTTCCCCCCCAATTTTTTACTCTACCAAAAATTTTTTCTTTTTATTTGGCAGTGTTTTAGAACCACCGATATCAATTCGGCGAGGTTTCTTTTCCTCTGGGATTACATGTTCTAATTCAATAACAAGCAATCCATTAACTAATTCAGCACCCACTACAATAATATCGGCATTTAGTGTAAAGGTTCTTTCAAAGTCCTTTCCAGAAATACCTCTATGTAGGAATGCAGAATCATTTTGTTTTTCTTGGACAGAACCTTTTACTAGTAGAATACTTTCTTTTACTTCTACTTCAAGTTCGTCTTCCGAAAATCCAGAAACTGCGAGTTCGATACGATATTTCGAATCTGTTTCTTTAATTACATTGTATGGGGGATAGTTTTGCGTTGTTGCTTGAGTCATTGCCTCAAGTTCATTAAACAATCTATCAAACCCGACACTGTAACGCATAAATGGGTCTAAACTTCTTAATCTTGTACTAACCATGTTTTTCCTCCTATATTTAGCAAGGTTTATGTACTGTCCCTTTCGGTAACATATGGATTTTACTGCGATTGCACGATGGAATCCATGATCCATATACTATATATAATCAATATATAATATTATTCAAGTCTGGTTGAAAAAAATTTGGGCCTTTTAGAACTTTTCCATCATCTCTATAGATAGGTTTGCCGTCAAGTCCTAATTTAGACATATTAGAACGATGAACTTCATCGAAACATTTATCTAAGTCTATACCGTAGGCATGTCCAGCGCCATAGACAACATACAACAGATCAGTTAATGCATCTGCTACTTCTACTAAATCGTTGTCTAGGATTGATGCTGCCTTAAGTTCTTGCAACTCTTCTTCAATCAATTCATTTCTCAAATTAACAATTTCTTTACTTGGAAATTTTGCCTCTTTTACAACTTCTTGTTCAAAAGTTTCCATAAATTGTTTTACTTTTTCAAAATTAGTCATCAAGTAATTCACCCTTTCAAATTATTTTTTTCTACCAATATTATACTTTGGTACTAACTCCCAATTATCTTTTTCTTTATGAGAAATGATTTTAATTTGAGAGATCGGGGCACTTTCAAATTCGTCTGTTTTAACAACATCGATTAATCCCCACTCTTTTAATAAATTTACAATTGTATTTCTTCTTGCCCTATCATTTTCAGAAAAGTCAGATGTTTTTCCATCAAGTTTAAACAACTCTTTGAAATGAACGATGTAATATTTTCCTTGTTTATGAAGAATATGGCAAGACTGAAAAAGTTTTCTATCTTTTTTTGATGCAACACCAATTCTAGTTAGTGTCTCTCTTATTTTTAAGAAGTCTTCTTGATCACCAAGTGCAACTTCCACTAAAGTTTCTAGTACTGACATAATTATCCGCCTTTATTCAGCAGACTCTTTATATCCTCTATTTGTTCTTTTGTTAGGATATTAAGAACCTGTTCTGTTTTTTTATTATTATATCCATAATATTCTTTTACATAATCAAAGTCATTATGAATAGTCTTCTTATGCCAAGGAGAAAACCTTTTCCTTGGACGTATACTATTTAGTAAATAATCGAATTGTAACTTATTATCAAGATTATGATATTTGTTCATTTCGTTGGCGTATAATATAGTGTCTTGGAAATTGGAATAGTTCTTGTTTACAAGATATGACTGATAGTTTTTCTCCCATTGTTCATCATTACTATCCATTAATCTCTTTTTTGTATGAGAGATTGCAGGAATGTAATCTTTAAATAAATCGTAACTCATTTCCAGTCACACTCTACCATTAGTTCAGTAAGACATGCAACTAGATTGATTTCCTGATCTGCAACAAAGGCAGACTTATACGAATACTCTGCAATCGTTACAACTGCCTGAGGTATGGAAGATGGTTCCATATGATCGTATAATCCATCGTAGATACTTCTAAACAAAGTATTAGGGTCATTATCTAAATTTTGATTTACCCATCCACGCATATCAGTAAACTTTTTATCTTTTAGAGCGGATACCAATTTACCAAGATTGATTTCGCCAACACTAGTCAGAAGGCCTTCATCAATCTCTCCACCTATAGAGTAACGTTGTAACTCATTTAAAACTCTTCGCCAATCTGGGAAGTGTTTCATTACAAGTTGTTGGATAACTTTTTCTTTATACTTGATATTCTCGTTATCAAGAATCTTAAGAACCCTGTTATAAAAACCAGAAGCAAGTTTTGGTTTATCTTTTTTTGCAATCTTAAACTCTACTAGAGAACACCTACTATGAAGTGGTTCGATGATGCGATTTTTAAAATTACAAGTGAGAATAAATCTGCAATTGCCTGAGAATTCTTCGATAAACCCACGCAAAGCAGGCTGAGTCGATTGCGGATTGAGATAGTCTGCCTCATCTAAAATAATAACCTTTCCAAATTCTGCATCATCACTGGCGCTAAAACTTACAGTCGATGCATAGTTTCTAATCTTAGTTCTAAGAGTGTCGATGTTTCCATCTTCAGAACCATTCACTAATATGTAGTCAACATTAAGTTCTTCACACAACGCCCTTGCAACAGTCGTTTTACCGATGCCAGGCCCTCCTGCAAGGAGTAGGTTAGGAAGACTACCG